GCCTATCTATAACGAATCGTGCGTTTGAACCGATTGCTTGTAATTACAACGTTTGCATCATCAAGTCGAATTAATACTATTGAATCAAATCTCTTTCATCAACAAGTAGATAACTACTATATTTGTTAGCAAGTTGTAACAATTGAATCTTTATCCAATTAAAACAAACTTTAATGTAATCAATTTGTTCAACTTTAAAATTCATCAGAGTCGTAAGATAAAGCAGTGCACTATCTACAGCTAAGTAATGACTATGAAAACTGTGCCAAACTCTGCTACCAATTTTACGTTCATATCCAAGCTTAGGATTGATTATGTTATTTTCTATCTCCCTAATATATCTCTTTATTCCATAAGGTAATCCCAATACTGAACCTATTAGTATGTACTGCATATGACCACTGACGGTGACTAACCTTTCACTTATAATAACGTTAGTACCATCAATTTGATAATCAATGTAATCTTTACCCTTGAAATAATCAGCTATAACCTTAGTCCGTATATCATCGTCTAGTTGTTTATGTGACAAACCCCTGTTTGTACAGATCTCCTTAAGAATAAACGATACTAGCTTAACGACTTGAGTCGATAATTGGTCATTCGGTTGCGTAAATTTGAAGCCAATCTTCTTTAATCCAATCTGATCAACAATGCAAACGGTCTTCATATCATACTTTGATATACGCGCATTCATTGGCAGACTATAAACCGGAATGAAAAACGGAGCTTCATCAGCACACTCATTAACTATGTTAACAGTATTATCTAGATAACTACGACCATGAGTTACTTGTTTAAACATTGTGTCAATCAAACTGGAGTAAGGGTAAGTATAAAGATAATCACTAATTTGAGCAAAATCAGAGTGAGTAAATGGTGGATTAATAGAATTTGAATAACTATATAAAGCTACACTATTCGATATTGGTTTAATAAAAGATGTATTCACTCCGAGATACAAAGATAAATCTGTAAGGTATGTGTTATACGGTTTACCGAATAAAGTCTTCAAAGCACACACTTCGTAAGACATGTCAATTAATGTAGTATAACTCACATCATCAATTTCGGTACCATTCAGTAGATCCTGACGTGGTACAAATAGATGAAACTCTGCCGTATTCTTTTTCAGATACGGTAATGGAATGACCCTGAATCTACGCGTAATTTTAGGCATAACATTACCAACATTGTAACTTGGGCGTAACTTTGCTGAAATAGTTACATTCATTGGCAATGAATTAATTAAAGCAACGGTCAACTCAGTATCATTTTGAACCATATCCTCCCATTTTAAATTATATAAACCATCGCCTTTATGGGGTTTGTCACTTCTAATGTCAATGCGTAATAAGTAGTTAACCAACGGATTGGAAACGGTCATGATAGTTAATCTATTAATATCATCGTATGAAAAGTATCTTTTCTCGTGATTAACTAAATCATGGATACTACTATGCACATCGCGAGGATCTATCAATATACAGTTCTCTTTGTTCAGGAATTTGCGATATAATGAGTAATGATTACCAGGCGCTTCACCTATTAATATATATTCATTATGTGTCATCAACAAACCTTGAGTACTCAATTGATTCTTCAATCTTCCATCATCTATAGATGCTGATCCAGCTAAAGCACGTACACGTGGACCATCATATGAAACATCATTAACATCAAGTTTCACCCTTCGCAATGACGTAAACATAGAAGTGAAGTGATCAAGGTCAGTTCCTGTCACAATAGAATCGTCATCAATAATATGATTAATCCTATCAAACATACGCATGTAATTCCGTTTATAACGCAGTATCAACGTATTTAACATATTCAATCTGTCGTTATCAATTGAGTAGTTCCACCTTCTAGAACAATGATCAAGAAAGTCAGCAACTGGCGACTGAGTACTAGAATAAATATATCCGTCAAACAAGTTATATCCATTACCTTTGAAACTGATAGCTTTTATTCCATTTGGTTCAACTCCAATGATGTTAGCAAAACTAGAGGCGGCGCTCCTCAACACCGCTGTCCTGTTTGCTCTTTTAGTACCAATTTTAAAATAACCTACTTTTTGGAATAACGAACTCGTTCCCTGTGGGATGACGTATCTCATGTTACTATAATTCGATTGAAACATATCACCTAAAGAATAATACATCCGATCACTCATATTGTTATAAGACTTAGATAATACTCCATCTTCACTGACTAAGTATCCGAAGTCTAAAACTTTTAAGAATTTATCGAACTCTCTAACACAAGAATCGTCATCTTCTACAAAAG